CGTAGTTATCAATGTAATGAGAATAGAAGTCATAACCCATTGCAATTTGTTCGATTTCTTCTGTGATCTCGAATCCTTCTTTCATTTCAATTTTCATAATATTTATTGTTTTTAGTTATTACTTCGACAAATCTACGGAACATATATTGATCTACCAAACATTATTCACATTATTTTTAAAATAATTAACAAGCAAAAAAATAACTGCCTAGTATTTAGACAGTTATTGATAAATTATTTTTTCTGAAAAGCCTTAACTACTTCCTTAAATTCACATATTCGCTCAATTGGTATCAAAGCCTTTACAACTTTTGCGTTTTTTATCTTCGGGCGACCAGCTTTCTCGTAGGTAGTTTGCTGAATCTCCGTTGTATATTTCTTCTCTTTCTTCATATCTAAATACTGGTATTGTTTCTTTTTCTTTGTGTGATCTAAGGCATAGTATTAACACTATGCCTATTGATGCTCCTATTAATATCTTATACATTCTTAATTGAGATTGAATTTTTGCTAAACGTTATTATCGGACGTTTAAGAATTTCTCCAGTTGATTCGTCTAAACTCGTTAAAGATGATAAAGCAACTTGTTTATACTTATCCTCAATCTCTTTAAGGTTAGCCTTAGCAATTTGATATTCCTCAATGTTAGAATAGTCAATCATTCGTCTACCTTCTACCTTAGTTACTTTAAAATTACCAAAGTTAAAAGTTTTCTCTGTACGTTTTTCAGCTTCTTCAATCGCTAACATTTGCACTTCGATTTTTACTTTCTGTGCGAGGTCCTCAATCTCTTTCGCTTTACCGTACAATTCTAACGGGTTAAGTTCTCCATTCCTAACCGCTTCGATTAATATCCCGAAGTAGTCTTGCAATGTTGTTGGTGTTACTTCTACTACTGACTGTCTTTGTAAATTTTCCATAATTTCTATTTGTTTGTTATTTCGTTAATTTCTAAAATTTGCTTAGGTGTTAATGTATATGCTTTAATTAACTTATCAAATACATCTAATTCTAATCCTTCATATCTCGCAACCGCTTTATCGAATAAAAGGTCTGAGCAAATTGGTAATTGTTTAGGTTGTGGTTTACTAGCCAATTGCCCATCGTCATCGTCCGCCATTAAAAGTAAAATACTTGAAATTTGGTAACGTCGATAATAGGTGATTTGACTACCGAGAGCCTGACTTGTTAAATTTGGAGTTAATTCAATAAAACTCTCAATCATTTCCCCGTTGTCAACATCAATTATTTGCGTGTAAACTTTACCGTCTTTAATCGGTTGTAATAAGATTAAACCTTTCTCTAGTAGTATTGGTTCAACTGCTTCGATTAATGCGTTTAAATCGGCATATGTATTTTTGAAATGCGGGTTTTTTGCGTTTTTCTTAACGATACCTATTTCTTTCTTTGCTTCGTGTATTTTTGCGTAAATTTTCATAGTTCGTTTTCTATTGATTCGTAAATAATTTTTTCAATTTCAAGTAATTGGTCGTGTTCAAATATTTCACTAATTTCCGTTTCCTGAACATAAATAAACAAGTCATACATATATCCACCCTCAGCAGGTTGCCAGTATGTTTGCTCATTGTAAGGCTCTAGTTGATACTCGCATCTTAATTGTACATCTCTGTAATTGATTGTTGCTTCCATAATTTTTAGTTTTTAGTTATTAAATATCCAGCTTGATACAACCAACCTAATGGAGTATTTCCTGTTCTGCTATAAATAGTTTGATCATCTGCCGAGATTAGGTAACAATTTCCTTTTATTTCTCTAATAAAAGCATTTTGACAAAAATATTTTGTTTGCCAATCTCTAGTAACGTTTGTTTCAACGTTTACTCTGTCTCCAATCTTTAATTCTGCGTTCATAATTTTTAGTATTTAGTTATTACTTCGACAAATCTACGAAACTTATTTGAATAAACAATACCTTTTATTATTTATTTTCACAAAAAAAAAGCGAATGAACTGAATCACTCGCCTTAATTAACCTAACCACCTAAAAATTATGAATTCAAATATAGTTATAATTTTGGATATTTTAAACCATTATCTATAAACATTTCTTTATTCTGTAAAGTTCTCCAAGTATGCCCGAAAGTTTTCTCAAAGTGAGGTGCATCCTTAAAAGATTTCCAATCGCCACCCCAAGCCCAGCCTTTGGCTTTAAAGAATTTAACAACTTTCATCCAATGTTCATCAATATCAAAAGATGCCGTTTCAAATGTTCCGTTATTATCTTTGTCTTTTAAAATTACAATGTCAAAAGCCATTCCGTAATTATGGATTGATTGACCGCCTTTAGCATTCGTTACTTTAGGTCTTTGAGCAAATAGTATATTTTGTTCATTAACACTTCTGTAAACGTACGCAAAACGCAATCTAACACCTTTAGGTAATAAATTGTTACATTCGATATAATCTTTTTCTAATTCACTCCTTAATATTGGATGAATCGTCTTAATTCGGTCTAACGTTATTTTGTCCATTTTGCTCAATAATTAATATTACTACTATCGCTATTAATATAGCACTTGCCGAAATCATTGTTTAGTCAACTTTGATATTGCACTAACTGTGGTGCCTACGGTTACGAGTACTGCACCAACAGACGCAGTCACGGGAAAACTGATTAAAGCACCGCCTATAATACCAATTCCAATACCTATGTTAATTAATTTCTTAAAAAATCTCGGGGTAGTTGAATTCCATCTTTTTGTTATTTCTTTCATATTATTTATATTTTATATTTGCAAATCTTCCATTCAATGCTTCAAATGTAGTCAACATATCTTTAGGTAGCAAATCTATTCCCATCGAATACATCTCATAACACGCTAATATTTTTTCAAAGTTATTCTTATGGTATGAACTTGAAAAGATACCGTTTATTCTATTTTGAAATGATACAACTACATCGTATCTAAATTTCTCAAACAATTCTATTACATAGTCAACATCTTCATTATTTATTCCTTTCTCTAACCAAAATGCTCGGATTTGTTTAATGTACTCCCGATGCATTCCCCACATTTCGGAAAGTACCAATTGCTTTAATTCATCACTTGAAATTTTACTGAAATCATTATCTAGAAATTCAACAAATTTGTCGATACATACGTTGCATTTAAACTTAGCAAAATCACTACACATTCTCGATTTATTCGCATCAAACACTCCATTTGTGTAAAATTTCATATGTGATACGTCTTGCTTAACCCTCTCCAAAGTGTTGAATATATCGTGCGATTTCAAGTCCTTTATATCCTCTTCAACTTCTTTTCTGTTAATTAACTTACTTATATCTTTGTGAAAATAGTACGTTAAAATACCTAAAACGATAACCGTAAATAGCAAATAAGGGGGTAAATTTATATGAGTTAAAAAATCGAACATTACAAAAGCGGTGTTTGTTGTTTAGGTTGGTATTCAGAACTAGTTAAATCCTTTACAAATAGTAACTCTGAAGGGCATTCGTCTAAATGCCATAAACCAACTATGTAAAAATACTCATTTTCTGATATAAAATAATTATCATTAGCATCTTGAATAGGTCTAAATACTATTTCAAAATTAGTCAAATTAACTAATATATCTTTCTGTAATTCTGTAATTAAATAAATCATAAAGGATATTGTTTACCGCTTCCGCTATTATACAATTCTGTTACTTCTGTTGAACTTAAGACTTTACTCCAAACTGCTATCTCATCCATAACACCATTAACAAATGAACTGCCACCTGTTCTGCATCCTATTGATAAATTACCAGTAGTTGCAATGCTTCCCGTTAAATTATTAGAAGCTGGTGCATCATTAGTTTTTAAAACACCATTAGAGTAGAATTTAACACCACTAGCTGTTTTGCTACCGTCATAAGTCAAAACAATATGAAACCAATTACCCGAAGTTACTCCACATCCACAAGTTACGTCTAAAGTTCCCGAACCACTAGCCATATACAACCTAATATTTCCGCCTGAATTTGCTATTTCATAACCTGCAAAACCTCCGCCAAATTTTCCAAAGTGGGCGTTATAAGATGCAGTATTAATTTTAACCCACCAACTAAAAGAAAAAGGAGTTGAACCATCAAAATTTAAAACATTTCCAAAAGCTAAATAGTCATTAGTTCCATCTAAAGAAAAACCATTGTTAATTTTACCAGTTGTATATGTAGCACCATTTGTTAAAGTAGCGTTATTTGTACCTTTCGCATCGTTTGGTGTATTGTCTCCAGTCCAATATGAAAGTAGATTATTCCATAAAGGATTAGAGGCTACTCCTTTTTTCATACTATTTATTATTCCGTAGTACATTATGCTTGAATATTATAACCAATTATATCCCATTTTGAATCTGTACTATTGTAGATAATACCTAAGTACAATGTCTTACTTATTACAGTTGTTGTAGGTAAAGTAACTCCTATCGCTCTATAATTAGTATCGAATGCAATAGTTCTCGCAGTTGCGTTGTCTTTTATTCTAATCATTAAGGCTTGACCCTCTGTGAATGTTCCCGTTGGATTTGCTAAGGTTAAACCAGTTGCTTGAGCGGTGATAATTACTAAGTCGTTTGTTGATGTTGGTGTTACTGTTGCAGAACTTGTTACACTTTGAACTCTTGCATTTAAAAATGTTTGGTCTCCCGTATTTGTACCGCTTGAAGTTCCTGAGAAAGTACCACTTTGAGTTGCTAAAGTTCCTAATCCTGAAACGTCTGTGTTTGCTATACTTACCCAATTTGCTTCACCATTTGCAGTAACCGATTTTAAAAATTTTCCACTTCCCTCTGTTCCATCTGTTAATTGAATAGAGTAATTTGTCGCTCCCCCAGTTGCACCGAAAACCGCACCCTTGTTTGTTCCACCAGCACCCGTTGCACTTGCGTTAACTCCAATCTTAACACCCGTTACACTTGTAGAAGTGAATGAACCACCAACACCATTTGCACCGCTTGAACTTCCTGAGATACCAACACCCGTTGCTTGCGAGTTTTCTCCAACTAAAGTAACATCTGTTGAATTTGAAGATACTTTTATTAAGTTGTTTGCGACTGGAGTTGTACCTATTGATAAGGTTGTTCCGTTATCTTGAATTAATGAAACACCTATTGCTGATGAACTGCTCCATTTAGTTAAACGGTTAGTTGTTCCACCGCTTAGAATGTCTTGTTTCAATGCTAAAGCATCAAATACACCGTTAGAAGAAACTGCTTTAGTGCTTCCATCTGTTGGACTTGCATCAATAGTTTGCAATACCCAAACCGCAGTCGCAGTTGTTGTATCTGTACAAATATATAAATCTCCGTTGTCTAATATCCATCTACTTCCAACAATGAAACCTTTTGTATTATCATCCGTAGCACTTGGAGTAGTTGTAAAATTGTGAGATACTTCTCTAATAGTTGTACCACCATCACCCATCACATAAAGCCTACCCGCTTCCCATTTCAATTCGTAACCAACTGCACAAATTTGAGCAATACCTTTTGCACCACCATATCCAGCGTCGATAGTTCCTTTTCTTAATGTAGATGTATTGTCTAATAATACACCAACACTACCATTGAATTGAATATTATCAGTAGTTATATTTCCTAAGTCTGTTACGCTTTGAAGATCTATATTATCTAAAGCAGTTTGTGTTGCAGTTGAAATAGGTTTATTAAGATCAGTAGTATTATCTACTTGATCCAATCCCATATCGACCTTTGAAACGTTAATATTAATTGTACTCATATTACAAATTTAGTTAAATTTTTAACATTATATTATTTTTATACTAGAATTTTTACTACTGAAAAGTTTAAATCAGAAACTCTTACGTCTGTTTGGTTTGCATTTTTAACGAATAACTCAACGTAATCATTTGTAACTAAATCAATTTGATATTGAGTACTTCCAGGATGTTCCTGATTGGATGTAGCAGTTCTAATTGTCATTTCTGAATTTGGGAGTATACTTCCATTCTTTGCTATGCCTATACTAATATTCTGATTACTTGCTCCCGCTCTAACCGCAGTATTTACAGTAACTAAAAATGAAGTATTAAAAGCACCTGAATAAGTTAGTCTATTATTTGAATGTGAAAATTTAGAATTATTTGAATCTGCTGTTGTTGTTCCTAATGCTTTCACCCAAGTATTAACGTTCGGCACTCCGATGGGTGTATCTGTTGTATTGTTAACCATGTAATAAAATCCCCTTGTAGTTGTATTAGCTATCCCTACGCAATTTGTAAATAGTGTCTTATTTGATGTTTGATTAACTCCAGTTATATACGTTCCACCACCTGAAAAATTGACAGTATCTAAAATGTATCTCTCGTCTGAGATAGTCGCACTTGCTGAAACATTTAAAGAAGTTTCACCCGACAAAGTAACAAATGAAGAATATATAATTCTAAACCTTCTGCTTACTGTTAATGTACTTGCTAATGTTATAGCAGTTCCACCGCTTGAAGAATCAAACAAACAGTTACCAAAAGCAATTGTACCAATAGAACCATCAAATGTCATTCCACTTGAATTAAGAAAAGCACTATCACCCATCACAAAGTTAGTATAGTCTTTAATCGTTCCAACTGTCGCACAATCTACAAAGTTGATACCGAACCAATCAATAGCGGTTGTTGTTCCATCACCATCTAAATTGAATACTTTACCGTGTGTGAATGAAATATTACGAATAGGCAAAGAATAATTAGAAGTAATTAAGGCGGTCGAACTACTTAAACCAGTTGATTTAATATAACAGTTTTCAGAAGATGCTCCTAGTATAACGGTATTCAATCCACACACTAATCTATCCCCAGTTAAATCAACTGTTGTTGTAAAAAAGTATGTTACACTATCTAATAAGGTTATAACATTACTTGAAGGAGTTGGAAGATCTGACTTTTGATTTATAAATATAAGATTATCGTCTGTTATTCCACCGCCAATACTTAACACTAGATTAGAATAACTTATTTCTGTGTTTTTCTTATTGTTATTAGTCTGTCTTACTAGAATAGTATCATTGCTTTCTAACGTAGTTAATTCATCTGTAAATGCTAATGGATTGATATAGTTTTTCATCCTAAAGTGGGTATTGAGAAAGTTTCTTTAAATACACCGTTAAAATTAACTGTAAATGTTGTATCAGGAAGTATGTAAGTATCACCACTAGATGCAACATAACTAAATGTATTGTCTGAATTTATGATTAATACATCTGCACATATTTGCATATTTGAATTAATCTCGAAATCATAACCTTGCATAGGGAGATCGCAAATACTTGCTGAATCTCTTAAAGTAAAGCCTATCGTTAATATCCATCCAGCACATTCGTCTGCACCTTTGTTTAGAAACTTGCTACACGTTGCAGAATCAACACGTCCTAAACTATTCCATCTAGGAGAACTATTTATAACTTCGTAGAAATCCCTTGCAATCTGTAAAGTATCGCTTTCTACGTCGTTTAAATTGCCTTCTCTTTGATTTTTAAGGTACTTATCAGCAATAACAATAGTTAATTGTAACGGAATAGTGTTTTTAGCAAAACTATTTCCTTGTGCAAATGAACAACATAAAGGATAATTAACCGTTTTAACATTTATAGCCTCTACAAAATCACCCCAATGGTAATCATTCACTTGTAAATGACTATCAGAAATGGCCTTTAATTCCTTATTTAATCTATTTAAACTGCTTTTCATTATCTAAATGATATATTTACCTTAGGTTGTCCTCTATCAGGTGTTATTCCTTCCGTTCCAAATGTCAAACAATCAAAAAAAGAATCAGGAGAACTAAAATAATCGTTGTATTCAGGGTATTTACCTGAGTTAAATTTTAGATAGTTAATTATTTTTTGTCTATAATGTTCTAATTTACTTCTAAAATTGTCCTGAATACGGTTTATTTCGCTTTCACTTGCACCTTTAAGCCATTCATCGTTAGTTATTCCAGTTGCTTTGTTTCTAATTTGATAAGTTGTGTTTAAAACAGTCTCCAAATTACACCCCATTGCAAGGACTGGAATGATATAACTATCCATTAAAAGAATTTCGTCTGCGTTTAAATCGTCTGCATCTATACCTTCTAATAGTCTAGTATATAAAGACGTTCCGATAATAGGCTCAATAACTGTGTCTTGTACTATTCTAATAGTAGGAGTTAAGATACTATCCTCTACATTACCATGAATTAAAGAAAGTTCTTTAAGGTTGTATGCTGAAATTAAAAAAGCGTTACTCATATTATTTTATAATTACGTTTTGTTTCCAATAGTGGCGACATGAAGGAGTATTTTTATTTGTGTCAGGGTTGTGATACCATCCACCTCTATAATACCAAACATCTCTACCTATTGCGTTGCTAATCGAATCTATTTCGCTCCTTGAATAAACTTTATCCATTCTTACCAATGTTTCGCAGAATGGTCTAGTTCTACCATCAGGCAAAATAGAATCTCCATCCACATCAGGTCGTTTCTCATATGAATAAACAACTGAAATAGTTTCTCTCGTTGCAGTTTCTTTAAGTCCTCTACTTGTTGGCTTCCCACCTTCAAGATAACCTAAATTCTGTAACTTTAAAATCTGTTGTGTTACTTCAATTGGTTTTAAATCTAAAGCCTTTACAATAGCATCGTATGACTCTCCATTTTGTAACATCGTTATAATTCTCCCTTGTGTTTCTGTTACGTTAGCAAATGAATCTTTAAAGAAAGTATCTATAATTTCATCATCTGAATTAAACTTAAATTCGTCTGAATGAAGAATTGTAATTCCTTGTTTTGATGATCCACAATTTTTAAAATATTCTAAAACTTCATCTGTTGATTTATCTGCTGAGAATGTAGTTGGTTCTGCAACTTGTATTGGTTCGATAGGCTTTACAAATAAATCGTATTCGTTAAATTCTATTTCTCCAGTCATTCCATTTAATTGTGATAAAACATAGTTTAAACTATCTGCTATATTTCTTTGTCTGCGTTTAGCATATGTATTAATAAACAGTTTATAATCAGCTTCTAAATTAGAATCAAACAAAGAATTGTTTTGCATAACACTAAACAATTTTGGATTTATAACACTATGCGAGATCATAATTTTCTGCATCAATCCACTTTCAGTCGCAATATATCGTTTATCTAAATCATTACCGTTTAATTGTACAATACTCGGCTCTCTATCTTTACCATCTGAGAAAGTTACACCAATTCCGCCCTGTTTACGTTTGTCTGTTGCACTTAATTTTAAACTGTCAACAATTTGATCTTGTTCTTCTTGTGATGAAGGTACACCGTTGTTAAGTGATAGTATTGTTCCACCTTTATAACCATTGAATACTTCCGATAATCTAAAAAAGTTTATCTCAATATCTGTTAATATTGCATCTATTCCACCACTATATGAAGGAATAGGATAGTAACCGCTTGTTAACTTGTTATGTTCTAATGTATATTGTCTAGATTTATCTTTAACGCATAAAATACATTCAGTTGTTTCGCTCGTTCTATTGAAAAAACTTGTATATGTTTTGAATTTAGTCTTATCGTTTTGTCTTGACGTGGCCCAATTCTCAGAATAATAATAAATATTTTCTGCTTCGTTAACTCGAATCAATTCAAATGGGATGTGTTCTAAACTCCACATCTCATTTAAAGTATCGTACTTGCATAAAATGTAATAACTAGCAGAAACTTCTTGATCAATAGCAAACTGCTCCACTAATTCATCTAACGTATATTTAGATCTTCCATTTTTATTAATCTCATCCCAATTTTCAGTACCACTATATTTTAATCCACCACTTGTAATGTAAGTAACTTTTGAATTAACCACCCCACCGTGAATAGGACTTTCATAATAAAGTTTCCATAAAAACTGAGGATAAAGATTGTCTGCACCCCATTTCACCCAACCTTCACGAGCTACTGTTTCACTAGGTTCGATTAATGGTACTTCTCTAAATTCGTTATAACTCTTAGCTGATTGTTTCTCCACCATATATATTTGCTTGTTTAGTAGGTTCAAAACTATTTGCAACTACTGTAATACTATCTTTTACATTCATTTTTCCAATCTCACATCTTATCCCTAAAGTGTAATCTAAAGATCCACCGTTAGGCATTTGATAAACTTCATAAATATAACTCCCTAACTTAGTAAATGTTATATCTGTTCCTTCTAATAAGTTGAATAGATTATATCTAACAGTTGATGCGTTTAAGTCATCTAGATAAACAAAACTTTCATGTTTTCCTTGCTCATGAATAAATCTAAATAACCAATTAACTGCCAAAGTAGAATCCTCTAACTCAGACAAAGTTAAGGCTATTACGTTTAAAGAATTTTTTGTTATTGATATTGACATAGTTCAAAGTTACAAAAAAAACCTTGTTAAATTAATAACAAGGTTTTAAATTTTAATTAATTATTTAAAATTAAGATACTGGATCTAAAATCGCATCAATTAAAGCACTAGAAATTTTGTAAGGTCTATTTTTTTCCTTACCTGATAATGTTAACGTATTACCGTTTGCATCCTCGTAAGCCTGACCTGAATCTCTAACACCTGAAACCATTGCTCCGTTTTTCAAAAAGAAAACTTCCCATGTTCCATCGTTCAATTCTACTGCAAAAGTAGTTCTAGCGATTTCTAACGCTTCTAAATTAGCAATGTCTGTTGCAGTATTACCCGCTAAGTACATTGTTCCTGATTGCTCGTATGCGATTGCTTGGTTTTTTCTATCTCCAATACGGTTAGCATTGAATTTCGCAGTTTCCATTTCGATAAAGAAAACGTGTCCGTATTTTCCTCCAGTTAATGAAAGTGCTGAGATAGTTCCATTCGCTTCGGTGGTAGTAGCGTCGGCTGTGTTCCAACCGACTACTTTTTGAATACCACCTACTGAATCACATACTGAGTTTTTACCCTCTAGTATTTCACACATAATTTATAAATTAAGAATTTAATAAATGTAATCTAACGAAATATTGTCCCCAAACGTGAGCAATACCTAATCTGAAAGATGCTTCTGCTTTCAATTGATCTGTGTATTCGTTGTACTTAACATCGAAAGACATATCTTCAGGAGAATCAACACCTAAGAATACTAAAGCCAAAGGAATAGCGTACATTTCAGACTTACCATTTAACTCAGGTAAAGTTACAACCTTAACAGATGTTTGTGGTAAAACGAAAGACAAAGATGCTCCTTCCTCTGTGAATACAATTCTATCGTAAGGATTTGAAGTATTCCATTGAGCGATGATTTTTTGTGCTTCTGTACGTCCAGTGTAGATAGCAACTTCCATTCCGTTATCAAACAATTCAGCAGGGATAGCCTTGTAAACACCGTATGCTTGTGTATATGCGT